ATGGCACAAATGATGAGAGATGGACCTAGACCACTTGCACCAGACGAATGGATATGGGAGAATGTATTACAGATAAACGATGTAGACCAGTTTAAAAATGCTATATCTGCACAGCAAGCTCATGTAACAGAACCAAAGGCTTTGTTACTAACCTTGATTGAAGGATTGATGCAGACTGGTGAACAAGATAAGGCTATGATTTATATTGATATGTTGAGAAAAACTTTGAAACAAGACCAGCAGAAAGAAGCTGCTCAGGACTTGGAATTTCAACGCATATTACAACAATTCGGTCTAGGAGGACAAGCTCCTCAAGGACCACAACCTCCACAACCAGGACAGCAACCACCACGACAAGGACCACCAGGAGTAAATGGTGGAGTGGTATCATCACAAATGCAGGGTTTTCCTAGAGTAGGTGATCCTCGACAAGCTCCACCAGGCACGCCAGGAGGACCTGGACCAAGAGTAAATCCTATGGGAGGATAAAATAAAATGGCAATTTATAATGTAACAGGAAGAACAAGAGATGGTGTTATTGACACTGTTAGTGTAGATGCCGACAGTGTTTCAGAAGCCAGGCAAAAAGCAAGAGGTAGACTTGAAACAGGTTCAACTATAACCAATGTGAGTTTAGCTCCTGCTTCTCAACAGCAACAAACTGGACCTACTGCAATAACTGATACCGCTGGAGATCCACCAATACCTACAGGACTATCAGGTCAAACCGTTCTTGAACAATTCAATCAAATACTTAATCCAACCGTTGCAATGCAACAAGCTGCAGCAGCAAATGCAGCAGCAGCAGCAAATGAAGCTGATCCTGCTACAGCACCATCAGCAGCAGATGTTAGTGAGGCTGCTTTTGTTGATCCTGGATTAACTGGTGAAGTTCCTCAGCCAACAGCAGGACAAGCTGGATTTGGTGTTACTCCAAACGTAGCAGAAACTCAAAAGATTTTAAGTGAACCAATGTTTGATCCAGTTACAGGTGCAGAAATTGTACCTAAAGTCCCCGCTGGTGGTCCTGGAAGTTTTACTGAAATGGTACAAGGTCCAGCCACTGATGCAGAACCAACTTTACAAGATATGTTTGGTGGGTTAACACAAATGGATTTTGAAGCGTTATCTCCTAGAGCAGGTATTGATATTGGTTTAGAAAACTTGTTTGGGCAATCAGCTATGGATGCTGGACCTATACAAGGATTTCTTCGTAATCAAGCATTTGGTTTGATTCCAGCTCAACAATTTGGAACGCTGGCTGGTTTAGTATCAGGACAGTTACCATCAACTGCAAGAGCAACTTCCTTTGGTGATTATCTTCAAAACTTGCAGCTTGGAGGTGGCGGATTGCAGGGAGGATTTACTCAAGCTTTAGAAAACTTACAATCAATAAGAGGTGTAGCTCCAGGAGCTTTGCCACAGAACGTACAGGGTGCTTCTTATATTTTCAATCCTCAATCTGAAGCAGATACAGGTGCTGCGATAAGATTATTAGGGGCAGCTCAAAGAGGTAGGTATTCACCTTTTGTAAGTTCAATATTTAGAACGCCAACAGAAAGTGAATTGTTTGCGGGATATGCTAGAGACGCAGATAGAAGAGCAAGAGAAGGACAAGCAGCTAGAAACTTCTTAGACTTTGCTGCAGGAAGTTTTGGTTTATAATGGCAATCAATCCAACATTTGCAGGATTTTTAGAAGAAGAACCAAGAGCAGCATTTTTTGGAACACTTGGTAGGCAAGGTTTACTAGATACTCCTACTCGTAGAAGAGAAGCACAAAACATTTACCAAGATGCTTTGTCTTCTTTTTACGGACAGCTTGGAGAATCAATTTTGGGCGGTGGTGCTCCTACTCAAACATTTACAAACTTCTTACAAGACTTTCCATTTACAGAACGATTTGCACAAATGGGTAGACAGTACAATCAAGCGGGAAGATATCGACCACGAACTAGATTCTTATACTTTTAGGAGGTAGCTTATGGTAATGGGAGCAGCAGCACTAGGAGGAGCGTTTCGCAGATTTATAGAAAATCCAGGTGCTGGTTTTACAGGACTTGTAAGTCCAGAACAAGCACTTGAACTTTTAGAAAAACTACCTCAAGCTCCAGAAAGTATACGAGGACCACTTGAAGCAATAGGTAGGGTAGGTGCAGCGTTTTCACCTATAACTGATGTTACAATACCTAAAGGTCAAGAGCAGCAAGCTCAACTTCTTTCAGAGATGACAAGTCCTTATGGTATTGCTCTTAATGTAGCTACAGCAGGTAAAGGTCCAGCTGTGGCAAAAGCTCTTACTCAAACTGCAAAAAGAGTGCCTGGTTTTTATAGTATTCCTTTTAGAGTAGGGGCAAAAATTACTGAGCCGTTAACAGTAACTAGACCAGGGTTTGCAGGGTTTGCTCAAAGAGCAGGGCAAGAACAAGGTCTTGAATTTGCAGCACTTCGTGCAATGCAAGGAGTTGAACCTAATATTCAAGATTTACCTACGCCTGTAAGAGTACCAGCTCAACTTGGAGCAGCGTTGTTTGGGGCAGCTACTGCTGCAAAACCTTTATCAAATATTGGTGGAACAAAGTTAAAGTTTACTGAACCTGACTTTGGAAAAGCAGATATATCAAAACCTGACGCTAACATACAAGAAGTAGCTGACCTTGGAAACGAAGGTTTGTTTACTTCAAAGGGAGTTTTTGGAGATGATAACCAATATAGAAAAGTAATTGATGATTACGAAGATAAATTGCCTGAACCTAAAAGAAAAGTAAAAAGTGTAATTATAGATCCGATTACTAAAATGTCAGATAAACTAGAAATTATTTTTGATAGAAACAATGCTAGGAAACTTGGAGAAAAAATTGCAGATAAAGCAGTATTAGGTCGTGTATTAAAATTTTTTGATCCATCTGTAAAAGCAAAAAATTTATCAGATAAATTAAGCATAGGCTATGCTTCATTGGTAGATGAAGCAAGAGGTAGAGTAAGAAATATTTTTGCACCATTGAAGGAATATGGTGATGAAGACATTCTTTTTGAATCACCAGCTGGAATTGATCAATATGGAAGATTTGTAGAGGGGAGATTTCAAGGTCGAACTATGAATGAAATAGTTGAAAATTTAAAAGATCCTTTAGTTCAAAAACTTTTGAATCAAAAGCAATTAGAATATTTACAAAAATTGAATAACCTAGATAGAAGTATTTCCAGAATGGCAAATAAGTTTGGTGGCAAAATAAAACTTTTTGACGAAAGTGAAAACTTATATGCAACTAGAGTAACATCACCAATTAATCCTGATACAGGAAAACCTGTAAAACCTGAATATCTTGAAATGATATTTACTGGAAAGGCTTTGGCTGATGATTCTGAAATAGCACTAAAAAAAGCAATGCGTCTTCCTGATGATCCTATATTCAAAGAATTAACCCAAGGACAAAAAAAACAAAGATTAGTTGATATTGGAACTGAATTTAGTGCATCTCGAGAACGAAAATTTAAAACAGCAAAAGCAGCTGTAGATCAAGGCTACGCTGTACTTCCATACTCAATGGCTGTCAAATTAAAACTAGAGCAGTTTTATAGATTGAATGCTGCTTTTGAATTAGAAGATTATATTAGGCAGATTGTTGGTAAAAAAGGGAAATTTAAAGTAGGGGGTGTTGAATATGATGTTGAAGAAGTGTTTGGGAAAGGAACAAAAGTAAAAAGAAAAAGTAGAAAAAGAACTTTTGACAGGCAATCTCAATTGTTTAGAAAAGGTTTTTTAAAAGGCGGTGCTCAATCAAAAGTTTTTTTAAATTCCTTATTAGGCGGTATTGCTGGTACACAAGAACGGTCTATATTTTTTAGTGAAAATAATTTAGGTAAAGGTTTAAACGGACTGAACTCAGTTCAAAGATCTGGTGAGCTTGCATTTGACGGAAGTTTGTTTGGCATACAGTTTTTGCATGTTCTTTCTGTAGATTTAATAGAAAATCTTTTTAAAGCAAAAGAACTAAAAAACTTACTTTCGCAGTCTCCAACTCAAACTATTAGAAAAACATTTCCTTTGTTTGCAGGCGACAGTATAACTTACAAAACAATTAAAAACTTTGCTGATGGTTTTTCAAATGGTATGCTAGATCTTAATCGAGCAAGAGCAGGGAATGCAAGAAATATAGCTGGAGCTGTAGACGAGTTGCGTGAATCAAAAACTCTTGAGTTGTATGGTGTTGGGGATGAATTGGAATTTTTAGAAGGTGCTTTTGTTGGTGGTAGATTAAGCAAGATTTTTAAAGACGCAGGTCTTAAAATGCAAACACTTGGATATCTGTCTAATATTTATTCAAAGGCATCTTTACCTTTTCAACAAGCTTGGGTGTATGCAATAAATACTGCAAAGATAGAACTTTATAAATCTTTTAGATTTGAATTTTTAGATCAAAAAGGTTTTACCCAGGCGTTTGGTTCTCCATCAGGATTAGATGATTTTGGAAGATTACTAGAAGGACCTTTTAGAGGAAGAACTGTTATTGAAATAGCAGATAACCCTAATTTAGTTGCACAATTAACAGATGCTCAAAGGCAATTTACAACTAAAGCACTTAAAATTCAAAGAGATGTTGAGGATTATATAAACAATGTAACAGGCACAGTAAATTCAAGTAGGCTTGGAATTTCACCTAAACAAAAATTGTGGGAAAATGTTGCCTTGCTAGCACCAAGGTATGGAAGAGCAATTGGTGGATTGTTGATTAGTGCTGGTCAAGGAGGCTTTAGAGGCAAGAAGTCTAGAAAGGCAATACTATCTATGATTGCCGCAATGGCACTGTTAAGTTCAGCTTATACTATTGGGCAGGTTGGAATAGAACGTGGAGGTTATGATGCTAGGTCTAGAAGCATCTTACTAAAAAGACTAAGAGATACATTAAATCCTACTAAGGGTAGTTTTTTTATGGTAAGGATAGGTAACACTATGTTAGGACCTGGAGGAAGAGTTATTTCTTACATAAAACACAGCTTAGGTATAGGGAATGCTGCAGTTCAAGGTGCTAAAAATGCAGCGTTGTATGCCAACGCTAAATCTCAAGGAGATGAAGAACAAGCAAACGTATATGCCGCAAATGCTTCTGATCAAACAAAAAGATTAGTTACTCAATTGAAGCGATTTGCACTTGGTCAAGGTTCAGCGACAGTTTCGCTAGGAACTAGCTTTGCTTCGGGAGAAAGTTTTATGGGTGATCCTATTTGGTCTCCATTTGGAGGATGGGAACAATTTGACGACTTTGGCACATTGAGCTTGAATACAGCCTTGGAACTAGGAACAACTGGTATACCGATATGGGTGCAGTCTTCAGTTATTGATCCTGCCAGAAAAAAAGGATTATCAGAAGGTAGTATTGGTGAGCCTGAAGATTTGCTTTCTGCGAGTGCTGAATTTGTTGGAGCTAGAGCATACCCTCAACCTTTAGGTTCTACAAAAGATACAGTTGCACAACAGTCTTCTTTTCAGGTAAACAGCTGGGATGATTTAGATGCTTTTGAAAAATTTGTATTAGAAAATGAACCTGAGTTTGAAGAATATTTGTTAGAACAAGATTTAGAACTTGAAGCTTTAGGAAACAAATACGCTGAATACAGACTCAAAAGACGTGAATCTGAAGCATTATTAATGGAAGATATGTATGTTCACTTAGAAACATTCTTGAGAAGAATTGTAAATTCTAGACAAAGTGAAGTATATGGAATACTAAGAGATCTTTCCCAGGGTATATCTGCTTCAAAAGCAGACAAGTATTCTAGGCTTGATGAGTGGAAAAAAGAAAATGGTATTGAAAAATATACAGGAGAGCCTACAGATAAAGAGTTTGATAATATTTTGAACGAATGGTATGCACTTTACGAAGACGATACGATTGTAAAAAAACGTGAATCTGATGGTGGAGTTGTTGCAGGTAGTATTGATTTTGAAAAGTTGATCAAAGAACAAAATAAAATAATGAATAAAATTAGTTTTAAAAATAAAAGCAAGCTTACAGCATGGCTAGATAGAAAAGAAGGTATCCAAGGTCTAGATCAAATTCTTGGTTTGTTAGGACCAGTAGGAACAAAACCTGATGGTGAGCCTCAGTTTAGAAACAGGCAAGAATTACAAGCTGCTATACAAGATATTTTATTTTTCAATCCAGTGCTAAATCAAGAAACTTACAGTCCACAACAAATTCTTAGATTGAGAGTTTTGCAATAAAAGAAGTTGCCAAAGTAGTAGTTTGTGGTTTATTATTTATATTAATTCTAAATAAATAGATTACGCTATCTCAACCAGGTGGCGTGGTTTGGAGAAAAAATATTATGGTTACAGAGCAAAATGATCCAGGACAGGAATCTCAGGTAGAAGTTACTGACGTTCCTTTGAGTCTTGATGAAACGCAAACACCAGCTAAAGAGGTAACTCCTACAGAGCAGGTTGCAGAAACTACTCAAGATTTAAATGAAACAGCTGACTCCCCTATCGAGGTTTCTCCTCAATCCGAGCCTCAAACCCAGTCTTCAGAAAATGTAAGTAAAAAACCTACAGCAGAAGAAGAGTTGAGAAAGTTTCAGTCTGCTACAGATAAACAAATAGCAGAAATGAAAGCTCAATTAAAACAGGAGCAAGAAGCAAGAGCGTTAGCAGAGCAACAAACAAATCAAAGAAATTTAGATTCTGAGGTTGCTACTTATACAAATCAACTTTATCAAAATTATGTTAACAGGGGATTTGATCAACAGACTGCTAAAGAAACTGCTATGCAACAAGCTCATGCTATGAAGCAAGCCTACTTGGCTAAAGTCCAGGCAGATAATGTTTTGGTTCGTCAAGGGCAAGTTGAGCAAGAGCTAAATTCTAGAACGCAAATGGCTAAGGCTTACGAGTTGTCTTCACAATTTGGAGTGCCTTATACAGAGTTACAAGAATTTAATGATCCTGTTGCAATGGAAAGACACGCTAAGGCATTGTCTAGGATTGCTAAACTAGAAAAATCTATTCAAGCAAATACACCTGGACAACAAATGACTGGTGCGTCTCCAGCTGCTGATGTTGCACCTACAAACTCTGAGGATGTTATCGATAGATACAATGCAGGAGATCCTGCAGTAACAACAGAAATGGCAAGAACAGCTGCTAAAAAGTTGGGATTGTCTATATTTGGCTAATACAGCCTTGAGGTAAATTAAAATGGCAAGTAGTACACAAACTTCGACATCTGGCAATTTGCAGAATATGTCGAGAATAATGCTCGCTGCGGCACGGTATACAGAAGAGCATAACGCACCTATGGTAGGTTTGGTTGAAAAATTCAACTTAGGCAAAGGTGAGTTCCAATTAACAATTCCAAAAGTAGGACAGATGGATGCTGAGGACTTAGTAGAGGGTGTTGATATGGTTGACAGTGAAGACATTGATGTCTCCACAGTTACAGCCACAACAGCTGAAGTAGGTCTAAAAGTAATCATAACTGATACTTTGGTACAACAAAACAACGAAGATGTATTTAGAATCATTGGTCGCCAGATGGGTGACGCAATGGCTCGAAAGAAAGACACAGACATCATTGCTTTATTTTCAGGTTTTTCAACAGCACTAGGTGCTGATGACAGAAGCCTTTTGCTAAGTAATGCTTCTGCTCTAATTGCAAATGCAAAAGCAAACAAGTTTGGTAACGATCTTTTCGTAGTACATCACCCAAATGCTATTTGGAAATTAGCATCTAGCATTGGAAACACGTTAGCAACATATCCACTACCTGACGCATTCAATAACCCAGCAGTAAGCGATTACTATACTGGTGTTAAGATTGCAGGAGTACCTTTCTTTGAAGATGGTAACATTGCTAAAATAGGTACAGATGATTCAGGTTATGGTTTTATTGGTGACCGAACTGCAATGGGACACCTTGCTGCTAGAGAAAGAAGAGAGGAAAGAGATAGAGATATTTCTTTGCGAGCTTTTGAAGTAGTGATAACAGAAGACTATGCAGTGTTTGAAGTAGATGACTCTAAGGGTGCATCTGCTAGATACGAAATTGGTGATCCAGTAACTAACAATACATAATAAAAAATAATTCAGGAGGATTTTATGGTTAGAAACGCAACAATGAGTATGTCAGTAGGGGGAGTAAAAAAAATATCCCTATGGAAAGAATCAATAGTAAATGGAAAACCAAAGTGGGAAGAACATCCTAACTTACCAATTACATTTCTTGATGTATACTTGAAACGTGGATTTCGTAAAAGTCCTCCTGAAGTTAAAGAAACAAAATCTAAAACTTCAGAGAAAAGCGATGTAAAGATTACCGAGTCGCTTAAAGTCGGTGATCGCTGGGAAAAATAAAACCAGTTAAACTAGGAAAAACAGAAAGAGAGTTTCAATATGTCTTTTCCAGGAACAGTAAACGGTAGTCCAGGTTTTGAAAAATCTGTAACTACTACACAAAAACATAGGCTAGGTACTAAAATGGAATTTGCAGATGGCAGAGCATTTTTTTACAGCAAAGCTGCTGAAGCAATAACTTGTGGTCAAGTTACTATGGGAACACAAACAGCAACAGATCATATTGTAGATTTGGCTGTAGCTGCTGCAGTTGCAGTAGGTGAAAGAAGAATAACTGTTACCAATGGTGGTTCAACTGCTATTACTGGTAGTGGTAAATTTACTGGTGACTTTGCAACACGAGGTGATTATGTAGATGGTTATTTATTTGTAAATGATGAAGCTGGTGAAGGTCAGATTTTTACAATCAAAGACCATTCATCTGCAGCAACAGGAGCAACTATAACTATTGATCTATATGATAATGACTCAGTTAGAACAGCTCTTACTACTTCATCACAAGTAGGACTTCACAAACCAGTTGGTCATTCTGTAGAAATATGGGATGCTTCAGATATTGATTCTATAGTTACAGGTGTACCAGCTTGTAATGTAGCATCAGGTTCTTACTTCTGGAATCAGGTCAAAGGACCAGCTGCAGTACAAAGTGAATCAAGTATGGTACTTGGTAATGAAGCTTTTACAGCAGGTGATGGAAGAATTGGACCTTCTGCTGACAACAACTCAGTTGAAGTTAGAGTAGGTGTTGTATTAGCACCTGCTGGTGGTGCTGGCGAGCATTCTTTGGTTGACTTACAAATCAGAGGTTAATAAGACTTAACTTACTAACACCCCCCTTTAAGGGGGGGGTGTTAGTTACAACATAGAGGAATAAAAATGGCTAAGAGACAAATATATTTACCAGTATCAGAGGGTATGAGGCGTGGTTTGAAACAGGTTGGTTCTTCTAAAGATGTATCTAGGATTTTAGGATCTGCTGAAGAAGAGACTTTTCATGTTGGACCACAGAATAAACCTGTTTATATACCAGGTGCAAGTAGATTGACTGGTGGTCAGCTTCAAGAGTTGTTGCATAAACAAACAGAGATAGCAGAGAAAGAAGCAAAGCAACAAGCAAAGAATCAGCCAAAAGAAGTTTCTAAAGCACAACTAGATGATTTAAAAGGGGCGATGAAATCTATAGCCGAATGGCGTAGACAAAGAAGAAACACAAGGTAGGTAATTGTGGCTGCTATACAAAGTAGAACAAGAGAACAAATAAGAAGAGCTGTTGCTGCTAACTTAGACCAACTACCATCAAGTTCTGCAACTGGTAATGGTAGTACGACTACATTATTAGATACAACTCTGATTGGTGGAGATGACGAGTACAATGGTGGATGGTTAGTATTTACTTCAGGGACAAATGATGGACTTATAAGGCGTGTCACAGACTACACAAGTAGCTCAGGTACATTTACATTCTCCCCTGCTGCCTCTGCAAGCACAGCGACCAACGACACATATGAATTTTGGAGATCAGAGTTTCCTCCTGCAAGAATACACGAACTAATAAACGAATCTATCATACAGAGAACACCTAGAGGTTTGATTCATGATGAAGACATAAGTAATCATGGACACAGAAACGACAGTAGATATAGTATTCCATCAGATATGATTGCAGTTTCAGCGATTGATTATAGATATGCTTATGATTCAGAACAAATACAAGATGCAAATGTAGTATGGTCAGAAGTAGTAGATGGTAATGTAACACTTACTCTTGATACAGAAGATTTTAAAGCACACAATGGTGCGTTGAGAATACAAACAAATACAAATAGTGGAACAGTATCTAATGGTGATGTATTAGCATCACAAGCTATTACAAGCACAGACTTACGAGGCATGAATGCAGTAGAGTTTTTCTTCAAGTCAACAACTGCAACAAGTGCTGGTGATTACACCTTGTGTTTAAGTAGTGCATCAAGTCTGGGAACTATCAGGGAAACACTAAGTATTCCTGCAGTATCTGCTAGGACTTGGACATATTGTAGAGTTAGTTTAGCAAACCCAGAATTAGATGGAGCAATTATTTCTGTAGGTATTAAGGCAGTTAGTACAGATGCAAGATACATACATATCAATGACATCAAAGCAGTAAACACAGAGTCTGCTGTATTCAATAGATTATGGTCAGGTTCATACAGAATAGACAGAGAAGGTAGAGAGGTATTTCTTACTGAACAGGCAAGAAAAGAAGTAGGTTACAGTTTGATAAGAATGGTTGGTTACAGGTTACCAGTCTTGTTGAATGCAGATGCTACTGCTTGTGAGATAGATCCATCACTTGTAACTGCAAGAGCAACAAGTAAAGCGTTGTTTACTTTGGCTAGAGGAAATGTAACTGATCCTGATGATAATGATAGACGAGCTGCGTATTTTGAAGGAGTGGCATCGCAGTCAGAACAATCTTTACCGATATTAAAACCTGGCACTAAGATGGTGGACTAATGGCATCAGTAGTAAACAAAAACGAAATATTATTAAACAGTCAAAGATATAAAATAACAGGACCAGTTCGTAAGACATTAGTCAGTATTGCTGCACCTAGATTTACTATTGGTGATACACAAAGAGGTGCAGATCCAAGAGCATCTATACTTACACAGAATGATTTTAGAGGTGGTATAGGTTGGGAAA